TTTTTACGATCACGAGGCTTAATCCATGGACAAGCGACTCAAAGCACTGACTGAACAAATCATCAACGATGGCACCCACGGCTCTCTCCTTAATACGGTGATGTCCGCCAAGGCGTACACTGGCATTCTGCGTGCCGTTGTCGCGGCTGGTGGCTTCTCGCAGCTCGCTAGGCAGCTCGGCGTGTCCTACCAGGCTGTGCAGCAATGGCTGACGCAGGGCTACGTGCCTTTGATCCGCGTAACGGAGATCGAGGCGCTCTACGGCGTTCCGCGTACCGAACTGATGAATCCTAAATACGCCGCAGCCTTGGCTGAACCTAGCTTCTCGTCCGACTTATAAGGGCCGCAAGCCATGGAGCCTAAGGTGATGGCAGACATAGAAAGCGTCCAGGCGCCGGCAGCACTGCGCGCGCTTAAACAGTGGCTTATCTGGAAGATGGAACCGAACCCCAACGGCCCGAAACCCCGCAAGATGCCCTACTACGCGTGGAGCGCGAAGAAAAGAGGCAAGCACAATACCCCCGACGACATTAGCCAGTTGGTCGGCTTCTCCGAAGCCAAGGCTTCCGCAGCGCGTCTCGGCCCAAACTGGGGTGTAGGCCTGGCAATGATCACTGGATCGCCTGTGACTGCTCTCGACTTCGACCGGTGCGTCACTCAGGACGAATCCGGCAGCCTGGTAATAGATCCGGCAGTCGATCAGATGATTGTCGGCACCTATGCTGAGATCAGTCCGTCAGGTACTGGCGTTCGCGCCTTTGTGGATGGCGTAGTGGGCAATGGTCGGCAGGCGCACCACGACGAATGGGACTATGGCCTAGAGCTGTTCAACGGCACCGGCTTCGTGACCTTCACGGGGAACGTGACCGAGACCACGAAGCTAACCGGCGACGAGAACACGGTAGCTAAGCCGAACCCTTCACTTTTAGAGCACATCGCGAAACGCTTTGGCCCTTCTGCTATTAAGGAGAAAGCGCCCGCCGTTGACGAGGTGTTCACCCTTCCGCCGCCTCGCGTTGGCATGTCGATTGATGAGCTGCGGGAAATGCTCACGAATCTGAACCCCAACATGAGCAATAAGGAATGGCACGATCTCGGCGCGGCCCTCCACCACGAGACTGAAGGATCGCCCGACGGCTGCGCCCTTTGGGACGAGTGGAGCGCAGGCGGCAGCGGATACCCTGGCACGGATTACTTTGAACAGCGTTGGGAAGGCTTCGACTCAAGCCACGAGAAAGCAATCCGCGTCGTGTCCTATTTCAAGGCGGCGCAAGAAGGCGCCATCGCTCAAGGCAAGACGTGGGAAATCCCACGAACCAAACCCATTCCTTCTATCGGCCCTGCTCCAGATAGCGGCCACTTCGATCTGTGTTCGTTCGCTGACTTCCTGGCTGAAGACATGGAAGAGGACGATTGGTTTATTGAAGGTTTTCTGCCTAAGGCTGATATCGGAATGCTTTTCGGTGCGTCGGGTTCCGGTAAATCCTTTCTGGCGCTGGACATGTGCCTGTCTATCGCCCGTGGCGTCGAGTGGAACGGCCGGTGGGTCAAACAAGGCCGCGTGCTCTATGTCGCCGCCGAAGGCTCCAAGGGCTTCAAGAAGCGCGGTCGCGCCTACTGTCAGCACCATGGCGTTGATCCCAAGGATTTCCCGATGCAGATCATTCGCCGGGTGATCCCGAACCTCACAGATGCTACCAGCGTCGCCAAGCTGGTCGAAGACGTTACTACCCTCGGCCCGTTCGACATTATCGTCCTTGATACCTTCGCTCAGGTGACGCCCGGCGCCAACGAGAACAGCGGTGAGGACATGGGTGACGCCTTGGCTAATTGCCGTCTGATCCGTGCCCCTCACGACTCCATGATCCTGCTCGTTCACCACGTCGGCAAAGATGCTAGCCGTGGCGCCCGTGGTTGGTCTGGTCTCAAGGCAGCAGCTGACGTGGAGCTTGAAGTGGTCGCGAACGATAACGCTCGGCATGTCGAAGTGACCAAGATGAAGGACGGGGAAAAGGGGTTCATCCAGGGGTTTTCGCTGTCTACGGTCGTGCTCGGGCAGGACTCACGCGGCGACGATGTGTCTAGCTGCGTCGTGGACTACAACGCTAAAGGCAAAGTGACTGAAGCCGAGACCGGCGCCAAGGGTGCCAACCAGCGGGTCGTCAAAGCCGCTATGCGTGAGCTGATGGACTTCGACAACGCTCCAGTGCCGCGTAGCACCCTTTGGAAGCTGGTAGAAAGCAAATTGCCACGAGGCGCACAGGCGAAAGATCCTCGGCCACGGCAGTTCAAGCAGGCACTCGATTCTCTGGTAAACGATAAACACGTAGTAAAATGCGGATTTAACGGTGAAGACCTATATGAACTGCCTAAAGGAGATGCGTAATTCTTGCGCGTTTCATTGGTACAGTTGGTACAGTTGGTACGTTTAGTACTAACCGTACCGAGTGGGTAGGTCAAGGTCATGGTACAGTCGGTACGGTAAGGTTAGAATAACCGTCCGTACTGTACCAATGTACCGAGGTGAACGTGTTGTATTTTGCAGATTGCGTTTATCAATATGAAAAGCGCAATAAATGCAGATTATATAAACCCGCAAGAATTGCGCGTAATGCAGATCACGACCACTGGCCGAGACGCCTTCCACTGGTTCGCGGTTTACGGGTACGCTGATCACTCACCACATGGAGCGGAACCCATGGCATGTTCCGGATGCGCTCGACGTCGGGCGAAACTCAAAAAACTATTGGACTTAGCCAATGAACGATTCGAAGAACTCAAGCAACGGATTACTGGTGCTGCGGATGTCAGAGCCACTGACGCAAGAGCAGATAGAAACCCTGGTCGAAGCGATAACACCGACCGCTAACGCACTCGGCCTAGAACCGATGGTTTTAGGTAACGGTGCTGATGTTCGCATCGAGACGGGCTCTGCTGCTGTCCTTGCTCGCGTCTGTGAGGCGTTAGAGGCAATGGTCAAGCAAGGGGAGCCTCCAGAGCTTAGCGAGCCTCAGATCGCACCACAGGCGCTTAACGCTAGGTCGACAGGGTTGAACAATCGAACGATCCTAGACGCTGTATTGGCTAAGCCTCTGCTGCCAGGTTCGCCCCGTGGCTAAGTCCAGGGTCACCATGCAGCCCACACGAGCGCGTGAGGTCAGTACCCAGTCCGTGCAGATGCTGAACCCTGACGCATGGCGCGAGGGGAAGAACTCGTACCAACAGGGCTACACAGGGAAGTGGCGTAAGGCGCGCTTGGCCTACCTAGCCAAGTATCCCCTATGCGTACGGTGCCAGGCTGAAGGCCGTGTCACTGCGGCCAATGAGCTTGATCACATCCAGCCCCACCGTGGGGACATGAAGCTGTTCTGGGATAGCAGCAACTGGCAGCCACTATGCAAGCCATGCCATAGCCGCAAGACAGCCCTCGAAGATGGAGGCATAGGCGCTGCGCGTAGAGGGTAACGCGCAATGGTAGCGCGTTCGTGCAAATTGCATGAATCAAATGAGAATGAAACTCATGCAACGACGTGAGTGACGTGCTTCAAGCGCGTTTCTGCACGGATTTGGTGCAAAACAGGGGCGAAATGCGAATGGATCGCACTGACGGGGGGTAGTGGCGTGCTACACCCCTCTCCAGATTGGAAATCGCGCCGACCCCTTTTAGAGATTTAATTGTGCCCCAGGCTTTGCGCCTCATGTTACCCTCCGAACACGAGTAACATGCAGGTAACAACACATGCTGACCGAAACCCAAGAGCGCTTTTTCCAAGCCACCCTGCGCGGAGAGAAACCGCATCAGGCCGCGTTGTCCGCCGGACTATCCCCTAACAGTGCCAAAGCCTCCGGCTTTCGTATGCGCAAACACCCGGCAATCGTGGCCGCACTGGCTGCTGTCGGTATCGCCACTAAAAACCTAAAGCCGACTGCTCCGGGAGCGCCGACGGAAAGCGCCGAAGACGCGGCTGCCGACATAGCCACGGTGGATATCGAGGCGACCGAAGACCCGAAAGTCTTTTTGACAGCGCTAATGAATTCACCGAAGGCCGGTGTCAAGGCGCGACTGGAAGCGGCAAAAGCGCTGCTGCCGTTTGAGCATTCGAAGATTGGTGAGAAAGGCAAGAAGGCGACCAAGGCAGACGGCGCCAAAGAGACGGCCACCGGGACAAACGCCTACGCGACCCGCAAACCGCCTTCACTGAAAGCGGTGCCTAACTAATGGCCGTACCGGTCTACAGTACTGCGTGCCCCGACTGGGAAGATCGGATCATCGAGGGAAGAACCTTGGTTCCCTTCGCGCCGCTGTTCCCTGAATCGGCTGAAGAGGCACGAGAGTTCCGCCATAAGCTCAAGATCGTAGACGTGGGCGACGGGCAGCAGACAATCGGCGACATCGGGGCCTCTTGGGCTGAAGACGTAGCCAACGCTGTTTTTGGCGCTTATGACCCTGAGACGGGTATCCAGCTCATTCGCGAAGCGTTCGTCCTGATCAGCAAGAAGAACGCCAAGTCAACCGAAGCGGCAAGCATCATGCTCACCGTGTTGAAGTTGAACTGGAGGCAGTCGGCCGAGTTCATCATCCTGGCACCGACTAAGGAAGTCGCCGACAACGCCTTCGCTCCTGCGCGGGACATGGTGAAGAAAGATCCGACCCTCGATAGCATGATGCAGGTGCAGGACCACATCCGGACTATTACCCACCTCGGCACCGGTTCGACGTTGAAAGTCGTGGCGGCGGATACGAACACGGTCGGCGGTAAAAAGGCCGCGGTGATCCTGGTCGATGAGATCCACTTGTTCGGGAAGAACCCCAACGCGGCGAAAATGCTCGTGGAAGCAACCGGCGGTTTGGCGTCACGTCCTGAGGGATTCGTGCTGTACCTGACCACGCAATCGGATGAACCTCCGGCCGGTGTCTTCGCCTCGAAGCTGATGTACGCCAGGAAGGTACGAGACGGCGAGATTGACGACCCCAACTTCTTGCCGATCCTCTACGAGTTCCCGGAGTCGTACATTGAGAACAAGCTCTACCTCGATCCGGCTAACTTCCATCTGACGAATCCCAACTTGGGCAAGTCGGCCAGTATCGAGTTTATTTCACGGGAGATCCGCCGAGCGTCTGAAGTAGGACCGGCGGAAATGCTGATCGTCCTGTCCAAGTACCTGAATATCGAAGTCGGGATGGCGCTGCGCACAGACCGATGGGCTGGCGCTGACCACTGGCTAGAACAGACCGACGAGAAGGTCACGTTCGAAGCTCTGCGCGATATGTGCGAAGTAATCGACGTAGGGATTGACGGCGGCGGCCTGGATGACTTGCTCGGACTAACCATAGTCGGACGGTTAAACGGCAGCGACAAGTGGGTATCGTGGTCCCGCGCGTGGGCGCATCCGTCCGCTTTGCAGCGAAACCTGGCGGAGAAGTCCAAGATGGAAGACTTCTCGCAGCAAGGCGATTTGGTCTTAGTGAAGCGGATCGGCGACGACGTGACTGAGCTTTGCGATTTGGTAGAGCAGGTTTACGAGTGGGGTCTACTGGATAAGATCGGAGTGGACCCTGTAGGCATCGGCGCCATCTTCGACGAATTGATCAACCGGGAAATTCCAGAAGACAAAATAGTCGGTATTAGTCAAGGCTGGAAACTCGGCGGCGCGATCAAGACGACGGAGCGACGCCTGGCCGGCGGACAGATCAGCCACGCCAAACAAGGTCTAATGGTTTGGTGTGTCTCCAACTGTCGCGTAGAGCCTCGGGCAAACTCTATCCTGATCACCAAGCAGGCTTCCGGCTCGGCCAAGATCGACCCGGTGATGGCGCTGTTCAACGCAGTAAGCCTGATGTCGCTCAACCCGCCGGCTGCGCACAAAAAGTTCCAAATGCTATTTCTTTAGGTTACAGTGCGCGTAATTTACCGGAGCTGTATACATGAACAGAGCCTACAGTTTTCTTGAGATCAAAGGCGTCGACGACGAAGCTCGGGTATTGACCGGCATCGCCACGACCCCTCAAGTTGACCGCGCCAGTGATGTTATTGAGCCGCTAGGCGTGAAGTTCCAGAACCCAATGCCGTTGCTGTGGCAGCACGACCACGAAAAGCCGATCGGGACTGTAGTCTTCGACAAGCCGACCGCCAAAGGCGTTACGTTCACCGCGACCATCGCTAAAGTGACCGAACCCGGCATTCTGAAGGATCGCGTAGACGAAGCCTGGCAGTCTGTTAAAGCTCAGATCGTGCGCGCTGTGTCCATCGGCTTCCGCGCCTTGGACTTTGAACCGATTGCCGGCACCTATGGGCTCCGCTACAAGTCGACTGAAGTCTACGAATTATCGCTGGTCACCGTTCCCTGCAACTCTGATTGCAAAATTTCCACCGTAAAGTCTTTCGACATTGGATTACCTGCCGCGTCCGGCAAAAAGGAATTCACCGTCGTCAAACTTGCGAAACCTGCCGGCGCTTCGGCAACCGCTACGAAAAAACTACCCGTTAAGCCGAAGCCCGAGGAGGGCCTAGATATGAAAACCGTTTCTGAGCAAATCGCGGAGTTCGAAGCAACTCGCGTTTCCAAGTCCGTCGAAATGTCCGCCATCATGGACAAAGCCGCCGAAGACGGCACTACCCTGGACGCCGAGCAGTCGGAAGCGTTCGACACCCTGGAAGCTGAAGTCAATGCAGTGGACAAGCACATCGCTCGTCTGAAAGGCATGCAGAAGTCTCAAGCACAGAACGCCAAACCCGTCACCGACCACGGAATCAAAACTTTGGACATCGGCACTGGTTTGCAGGTTCGCGCCAAGAATACCCAGAAGCTGGAACCCGGCATCGCGTTCGCCCGTGCGGCGAAGTGCTTAGCTATCGGCCACCTGGAACACCGCGACGCGATCAGCATCGCCAAATCGCTGTTCGACGGTCAAGACAACGTGATCGCCGCAACCCAACGCCTCGTGACCAAAGCCGCCGTAGCACCGGCAACCACTGCTGACCCTACTTGGGCTGGCAACCTGGTCGGCGACGAAACCAGCGCTTTCGCAGATTTTGTCGCGTATCTTCGTCCTCAAACAATTCTCGGGCGTTTCGGCCAAGCTCCGGTGCCAAGCCTGCGTAATGTTCCGTTCCGCGTGCCGCTGATCGGTCAGACCTCGGGCGGCGACGGTTACTGGGTGGGTGAAGGTCAGGCCAAACCACTGACCGAATTCGACTTCAGCCGTACCACCTTGGAACCGTTGAAAGTGGCGAACATCGCCGTCGCAACCATGGAAGTGATCCGCGACAGCTCGCCGTCTGCTGACGGGATTATCCGTGATCAACTGGCGGCCGCGCTGCGCGAACGTCTTGACCGCGACTTCATCAACCCCTTGAAGGCTGCTGTAGCGGGTATTTCGCCTGCCGGTATCCTGAACGGCGTCGCCGGTATCCCGTCGAGCGGCAACGATGCTGACGCAGTACGCGCCGACATCAAAGCGCTGTTCACCTCGTTCATCACCGCCAACAACGCGCCGACCTCCGGCGTGTTCATCATGTCCTCGGTGACCGCCCTGGCCTTGAGCCTGATGCTTAACCCACTGGGCCAAACCGAGTTCCCAGGCATCAGCATGAACGGCGGTACGCTGTTCGGTCTGCCCGTGATCGTGTCCCAGTACGTGCCGTCCGATTCCGGCGGCTCCCTGGTTGCACTGGTCAACGCCAGCGACATCTACGAAGCGGACGAAGGCGGTATCGACTTGTCGATGTCCACCGAAGCCTCCTTGCAGATGGACAACGCTCCGGACAACCCAACTACCGCTTCGACGGTACTGGTCTCCCTCTGGCAGCGTAACTTGGTCGGCTTCCGTGCTGAACGTACCATCAACTGGGCTCGCCGCCGTCCCTCGGCAGTGGCTTGGTTGGATAACGTTAGCTGGGGCGCGTAATACGCTACGCTGAGTGAACAGGAAAGGCCCTTCGGGGCCTTTTCTTTGAGTAATTTTCGGAAACCCGTATACTCGGACGAAATTTGAGGAATTCTCGCATGAGCAAAGTCGAATTCATCTACAGCAAAGGCGGGAAGCGTGTCTCTATGCCGCTGCGCTACGCTGAGACTCTGCGCAAACTCGGCCATGGCACTTATCAGACCCGAATGTTGACGGCTGCTATCCCCGTGACCGAACCCCTGGCGTCTGATGCGATCACGGCCTTCGCCGCCGAACACAATATTGACTTGTCCAAGATCACCGGCACCGGTAAAGACGGGCGCATCCGCAAGTCGGATGTTGAAGCAATTATCGAAGCGCGGGATTTGGTCTAATGCGTCTACTCGGCTTTGACATATCGCTAAAGCGCTCGGCGGTCACGGCTGAGAAGTCCCTAACCAACGTGCCTGTATCGCGCGGCTGGTGGCCGCTCGTTCGTGAGCCGTTTACCGGCGCATGGCAGCAGAACAAAGAACAGCGTTTGGATACGCTGCTGAATTACCCGGCGCTGTATGCCTGCGTATCCCGTATCGCGACAGACATCGGCAAACTGCCGTTCTGCTTGAAGTCGAAAGACGCCAAAGGCATTTGGTCCGAGGTTGACAGTCCGGCGTTTTCTCCGGTGCTGCGCAAACCGAACCACTACCAGACCGGCCAGCAATTCCGAGAGTATTGGTCACTGTCCAGGTTGACGCAGGGGAATACCTACGTGCTCAAGGAGCGCGACAGCAGGAACATCGTTGTCGGCCTGTACATCCTCGACCCGTGCCGCGTCATGCCGTTGGTGTCCGACAGCGGCGAGGTGTTCTACCAGCTCTATACGGACAATCTGAACCTGTTGCCGGACGGCTTTAATGAACTGGTCGTACCGTCCTCCGAGATCATCCATGACCGCTGCATCTGCCCATTTCATCCGCTGATCGGCCTTCCGCCGATTGCTGCCGCGTACCTGCCGGCGCTGAAGAACATGCGCATCCTGAAGTCGTCGGCCGAGTTCTTCGGCAACAACGCGCAGCCGTCCGGCATCCTGTCGGCCCCCGGCGCGATCAGCGACGACACCGCGAAGCGTTTGTCTGAGCACTGGAATACCAATTTTACCGGGGAAAATTCCGGTAAGGTCGCGGTCGTCGGTGATGGCCTGGCGTTCGTTGCGCTCGGCAGTAAATCCGTCGACGCACAGATGGTTGAACAGCTCCGCTATTCTGACGAGCAGATCTGCCAGCCGTTCGGCATCCCCCCGTTTAAGGTGGGCCTCGGCACCATTCCCTCCGGCCTCGGCGTGGACGCGATTAACCAGCTTTACTACGATGACGCGTTGCAATCGCCTATCCAGGCGATGGAAACGCTGCTGACCGAAGGCTTAGGCGCTACGCCGTACAAGGTCGACATGGACGAGACGGTTCTGATGCGGATGGACGCCGGCAAGAAAGCCGAGTACCACAAAACGCTTATCGACGGTAGCATCGAGACGATCAACGAAGGTCGCTTGGACTTCAATTTGCCACCGCTTGACGGCGGCGATACGGTCTACAAACAGCAGCAGGACTTCCCGCTTAGCGTGATCAAAGATAACAAGTTGCCAACGCCAAGCGCGGCGCCAGTTGTCGAGACGCCAGCGGAACCCGTGGTCGATGACCAAACACAAAAGGCCCTTGCAGAATTGTATTTATTCAAGGCAGTTCAGGCCGCACGAATTGAGGTTATGCGATGATCGACCCGGTAGAGTTCGGCAAGGCCATGGGTGCCCTGGTACGGGAGGCAACCGCTCCGTTGCTGTTGCGTATCGACCAGTTGGAAAAGCAACTGGCGGACCTGCCAGCGCCGGAGAACGGCAAAGACGCCGACATGGGCGCGCTGAAGTCGCACCTTGAAGAACTTGTCAAAACGATTGCGCCCGCTGCACCTTTGCCGGCGCCTTCTGCTGATGAAGTAGCGGCCACCTTCGAGCGCCGCTTTTCAGACCTGACGCTCTCGTGGGAACGCCAAGCGCGCGACACTTTCGAGAAGGCCGCCGACCGCATCCCGAAACCGAAGGACGGCCGCGACGCCTTGGCGTTGGAAAACTTCGACATGCTGCTCGGCGACGACGGGCGTACTGTCACGGTCAAGATGCAGGCCGGTGAAACCGTGATTGAGAAGTCGGTGAAAATCGCCGGGGTGATCGACCGGGACACCTTCAAGCACGAAGGCACCTACGAGAAGGGCGACGGCGTGTCGTACGGCGGTAGCTTCTGGATTGCCAAGTGTGACGCGCCGAAGGGCGTGCCGGGTAGTGGTGAGACTGATTGGCGCTGCGCCGTGAAGAAAGGCCGCGACGGTAAAGACCTGCGCGAGAACGCGAGTACCTTCGACCCGGCTAAAGGAGTGTCGCTGAAATGATGTACGTGACGCTTGAGCGCGGGAAGCAGCACCTGAACATGGATCACGACTTGGACGACGTGTTGATCACGGCGTACATCGGGGCGGCTTCGGGTGCGGTGAAGAACTACCTGAAGTCGGCCAGTCCGTACGAAGTCGAGCGCGACAGCAACGACGATCCTATCCTTGATAGCTCGGGCGATCCGATCTACGTCGTCGATAGCTCCGGCGATAAGGTCGTCAAATACGAAGTCCAGGCCGCCACGCTCTTGCAGCTCGGTTTCCTGTACAAAGACCGCGACGAGAACGCGGACGGCGCCTATGATATGGGCTACCTGCCAAAGCCTGTCACCGCTTTGCTCTACCCGCTTCGCGATCCCGCCCTAGCCTAAAAGGATTCGACCATGGCAGACAAATTTGCACGCGCCTTCGGAAGCTTCCTGCGCCGCATCGTCGACATGGGCGACGGCACCTATTCGGAACGCGTGGTCGCCACCCCTCCGGCTGATATGGTGGTAGACGGCAAGCTTCAGGTAGACGCCGAAATGGATTTCCCGCCGGCTATGGTGATCGGCGATCGATTGAAAGTGAACCTTGACGAACCGATCGACGTGACGCTCCCGGCGACCCTCATCAATGCGAACCGGCTGAAGGTAGAAGTCGACGACCCGGTAGACGTGAACCTGCCGCAAGCACTGATCACCGGTGGAGGCATCGCTGGTATTAGCCCACGGCTTCGCGTCGACTCAGGGCAGACAGGGTTTTTCGCCGGCCGGATGTTCCGTGCTTTCATGGAAGGCGTTATCCCCGTCGCGGGGCCTTCCGTCCAGTTCCGCTTTACCGCTCCGGTGAACTTCATCCTGTGGACGCAATCTTTGGTGCTTACCCAAGGCGCGTTACAACTTGAGATTTATACCGGCGCTACACCTTCCGGCACTTGGACACCTATAACACCAATCGGCCTGAACCGGATGTCGGAGCGTCCAACGCCTTTTTACGTTCCGGTCTGCACCATTGAAACCGGCGGCAACTTCACCGGCGGCACGCGTACCGATGTGCTAAAGATCCGTGCGTCTTCGGCCAACAACAGCGCAAGCAACGTGGGTGGCGAATGGAGTGAACGCGGTCTGCCAACGGCGGTATTCTATGGCCGCTTCAGCACCTTGACCGGAGGCCTGACGGTCAATGACGCGGCGCAGTACGTGTATTCCCTAGGCTGGGAGGAACGCCCATGAGCCGCGCCGGCCAGTACCGCCATCGGGTGGACATCCAGGATTGGAGCGAGGTGCGCGACGAGGAAACCGGCGGCTTTGTCGAAGCGTGGACTACGGTCTTCGCCGACGTGCCAGCGCGCATTGCTCCAGCCAGCGGGAAAGAGTTCCTGGCCGCTGCGGCTATCCAATCCGAGATCGTCGCGCGCATCGTAATCCGCCAGCGCCCCGGCCTGAAGGCCAAGCAACGTATTTTGCACAATGGCGATATTTACAATGTCTACGCGTGGCTGCCGGATCAGGAAAGCGGGAAGGATTTTGTATCCGCTCCTTGCTCGCGTGGCGTGAATGAGGGCTAAATACAAACCCAACCAGCTATAGGATTTACCGCATGACTACCACAGTTAAAGTAAGTGCGCACTGCAGTGACGACAAAGAAGTTCAAGTATCTATCGCCGATTCAGTAAGCGGTAACGTACGTGAGAATTTCGTGCTGCAAAACGGCGAAACAGCAGACCGCGTTGTGTACGATGACCTCGTTATCTCCGTTCTAGAACGGAAGAAAGCCTAATCCTATGGGCCGGACGTTCGTCTGCATCGCCTCCGGCCCAAGCCTCAACGCGCGCGACTGCGAACTGGTCCGGATGTCAGGCCTTCCCACAATCGCTGTGAACAACTCATGGCAGCTAGCCCCGTGGTGCGATCACCTTTACGCAGGTGATCTCGCATGGTGGGATGCGAGCATCGCCCAAGTGCCAGATGGCCCGAAGCGCTGGAGCTGTACGCGCCAGGCAGTGGCAAAGCATGGGTTGAACTTCCATGAAAAATACGGGGAGTACAATAGCGGCATCCGGGCGATTGAACTGGCCTTTCAGCTCGGCGCGGAACGCGTCCTGCTTCTTGGGTACGACTGCACGGTGTCCAGCGGTACGCACTGGCACGGCGACCACGAGAACACGAAGAACCCGGATGAACTCCGGTGCCGCAAATGGGCCGCGCAACACGCTCGTCTGCCGCAGCGCGATAAGGTCGTCAACTGCTCGCGTGAAACGGCGTTGGAATGCTACCGGCTCGGGTATCTTGAAAAAGAGTTGCAAAAGGTTGTTGACACTTGTGATGCGACTGACTAAAGTTCGTTTCGTAGGGAATGCGCAGGCTGATGCGCTAAGCGTGATAGGTGACCGGATTTCTAGACCGGGTGACAGGATCGCCTAATTGTGTAGCTCACCGGTAGAGCGGCCGTCGAAAGCGGCGCGTTGCGGGTTCGACTCCCGCCCAATTGATCCGGAGTTCAGCGCCGGAGCCTACAAGATCAACCAACGCCAAGACCGCGAAAGCATGGCAAGTCTGATGACCGAGTTTGCCCGTCGCTGCCCGCACATGCGGAAATCGTCTTCATCGGAATTACAATTGCATACGGATTAGGCAGGCATGTCGAAATCTGAATGAGGCAGGTAGCTCAAAGTCGAGCCCACTGCAGGGGAGATCGGGGTGCAAGTCCTCGCCAGCCGCTCAGTTGTAATTACCGATGCAGAGGATTCAAATTCCCGTACTTCAACCCTGCTTCGGCGGGGTTTCTTTTAGGAGTCGCAATGATCATCCACGGAATGCGAGGTTTGGGCGACGCGATCTACTCCCGCGCCTTTATCAAGCAGCTACCCGGCGAAATCTACTACGACACCCCATGGCCCGAACTCGTGGCCGACCTGCCAAACGTTCACTGCACCCGCCCGCAAACCACGCTACGCACCCAGGCAAAGAACATCGCGCGCCAAGCCGTTTGGACGATGCCACCAACGCGTCAACCAACGCGCCAGATCCGCTACGGCACCGAAGGCATTATAAACGGCATGATCGGAAGCTTCGGCGTAATGCCGGGAGAGTTCGACCTTCCGCCGCTACCGCCTTCGCCCGAGTCCGGCCCGTACGTCGTTGTGCGACCTGCTACCGTGCGCAGCGAGTGGCGTGCCGATACGCGTAACCCCGAACCTTTCTACCTCCATCAAGCGGCGATTACCGCGCAGCGGAGGGGATATAAGGTTATAAGCGTCGCGGACCTAGAGGAAGGCAAAGAGTGGCATGAAGGGATGCTCCCTCCTGCCGACGTGCGCTACCACAAAGGCGAACTGCCGGTCGAACAACTGCTGGCGCTCGTCAAGGGTGCTGCTGCCGTGATCGGCGGTATCGGCTGGTTGGTTCCTGCTGCACTCGCGGCTAAGGTGCCAGCGTGGATTATCTGCGGCGGCCAGGGTGGATTCAATTCACCGAAGCAGATCTGCCCGGACGGAAGTACAATTACCTTCGCAGTGCCGGACAACTTTTGCCGGTGCAAGTTAAAAATTCATGAATGCGACAAGAGGATTTCCAACTATGACGCCAAGCTTACCGCGTGGGCTGACCGACACCTTGCTTTGGTCGGAGGAGCTGGGGCGCGGATTTCACACGCGGCCAGCAATGCGCTATGAAGGCCAGTATTTCGCACACTACCAGAAGCTTGACGCGACACCGATGGGCGGCCTGCTGACCAAAGCGCGATTGGAACTGGTAGAGAAGTACACGAGCGCTTGCCTAGGCGTGGACATTGGGATAGGCGGCGGACGCTACGTTAAAGAGTCTTGGGGCTTCGGGTACGACGTATGCGACGACGCGGTAACTTGGCTAAATCAGATGGTTTCCTACGTTGACCCTTACGTCGCACCGGTCAACCACGTGACCTGCTGGGACAGCCTGGAGCACATCCCGGAGCCCGAGAAGCTTTTGGCTAATGTCCGTGATTGGCTATTCGTCTCCATGCCGATCTACAACGACATGGCCGATGTGCTTCAGTCCAAGCACTACAAACCAGGCGAACATTTGCACTACTGGACGCTGCCGGGGTTTGTGAACTGGTGCGAAGCGCAAGGCTTTGAATTGCAGGAAGCGAACCACGCCGAATCGGAATTGGGCCGCGAAGGCATTACGTCGTTTGCGTTCAAGCGGGTCGGCTGATAGACTGTGCTCCGTGACTGTATCCAGTGGTACGAAACTCAGCGGTTATCGGAGCCATTAAGTTAGCTCGCAGTGATCGTTAAAAGCCGCCCTCTCAAAGGCGGCTTTTTCTTGCCTGTGATAAACTCCCGGCAAACCGAGGGCGACGACATGGCCGACTGGATCACGTACAAACTGAAGGGTGCTGAAGAGCTGTCACGCGTTTTCAAGACGCTACCACAGGAGCTACAGCGCCAGGTTGTCGTGCCGGCGGCCAAGGACGCCATGGACATTGTTCTCAAAGACGCCATCCTGCGCGCCAGCAATATCGATGATCCGTCGACCATTCCGGATATCTCGAAAAACATCGCGCTCGTCGAGGACAAAAAGTTCTTCGCCGAAACCGGTTCGACGAAAATCTCTGTCGGTGTGCGCAAAACGAAACGAGGTCAGCGCGGTGGAAATACTTATTATTGGTGGTGGGTCGAACTCGGTACATCGCGCAATCGCGCGCAGCCTTTCATGCGCAATGCGCTTGGTCAGAACCAGCAAGCCGTGTTTCAAGAGTTCCTAAGCAGCGCGAAGTTTCAGTTGATTCGGTTGGGGTTAAATTGATAAGGTACTCCCGAATTCATTCGGAAGTGCGCTCTGTGAAAACCTGTACGAAATGCAAGCACCTCAAGGATTTTTCTTTATTCAGCAAGCGAGCAAAAGCCGCCGACGGGCTTACCCACTATTGTAAGGGTTGCCTGAAAATACAGCAGAAGGAATGGCAGACTAAAAATCAAGATAGGGTAAAGGCGTACCGAAAGTCGTATATCGTCGAAAACGCCGAGAAGGTAAAAGCAACGCGGAAACGATACCAGGAAGAAAATGCGGAAAAAGTGAAAAAAGCTAGAGCGGATAAGTATCTGCGAACACGGGAGCAGTGCTTATCCAAGGTTAAAGAAAATGCAGCTAAACGACAGCCCGAGATTCGCGCTTACCAAGACGCGTATAGGAATGCTAACAGGGAACGTTTGAACGCTGCTTCACGGGTTTATCAAGCTGAGAATTGGGAACATAAAAAAGCCTATATGAAAGGGTATTTTAAGACTCGTATGGCAACTGACCCCGTATTCGCCGTTGGTCGCAGAATGCGATCCAGAATGGGCGTTTTCTTCCGTAAAAGCGGTTTCGGCAAACCGGCCAAAACTTACGACCTTATTGGCTGCTCTTTTGAATTTCTAGCGAAACACTTAGAGGCCCAGTTCTCCGAAGGCATGACATGGGAGAACAGGAATCAGTGGCACATAGACCACCGCATTCCGCTGAGTTCGGCCAGTAGCATTGAAGAAGTCACAGCTCTTTTCCACTATTCTAATCTGCAACCCCTATGGGCCTTCGACAACATTTCCAAAGGCGGTAAAATGCCTGAAGAGGTCTACGCGTAATGGACGTACCTTTCTACACAGTGTGCAAAGCTGATCCAGCCGTCCAAGCGCTGCTCGGCGGTACGTCACCGAGGATCTACCCGTTTGGAGCCGCGCCGCAGACCGTTGTAAAACCCTACGCCGTCTACCAGTGGATCGGCGGATCGCCGTTCAACATGCTGAACTGTCGGCCTGATGCAGACCGCGCCAGCCTCCAGGTGGACGTGTACGGATCTACTGCGGCGTCCAGTACGGCGGCGGCCGAAGCTATCCGTTACGCGGTAGAGCTCGACAGCTACATCACATCGCATAGGGGCACGGACCGCGAAGCCGAAACGTTGCTCTATCGAACCAGCTTTGATCTCGACTGGCTGGTCGAAAGGGTCTGATTTGCGAAACCCCCGGCGCGTGATATGCTTCGGGCGAACGTTCATTACTCAACGAGGCTGCACCCATGACACTCAAGAGCCAGGGCACTGACCTGTATACCATCGACCCGGATACCGGCCTGTTGCTGGACGTGGGTTGCGTCACCTCGATTGACGGTATTGATACCGCCATCGACCAGATTGAAACGACTTGCCTCAACAGCCTATCCCGCACTTATGAAGCCGGCTTGGCCACTCCGGGCGCGGCAACTTTCGGATTGATGTTCGACCCTGCCGACGTGAACCATGTCCGCCTCCATCAACTGAAGACCGCTGGCGTCACTCTGCAATGGGCAATCGGCTTGTCCGATGGCACCGCAGTGCCGACTACCGCGAATGACTCCGCCGGTGATGACGAATTCGTTTTGCCGCCCACTCGTAGTTGGATCACCTTCGAAGGCTACATGAACAGCTATCCGTTCACCTTCGCGCTGAACACCATGGTCACTTCGACCGTCGGTATCCAAGTCTCCGGTGAACCGGTTCTCGTTCCTAAGTCGTCGAGCTAACCCATGGCCCTACTGACTCTGCAAAGCTTGAAGGACGCCGGCGCATTTGCCGGCGCACCGGTTAAACGCGAGATCCGTTATCACGGTCTTGATGGTGAAGAAGTCGTCGCCGATATCTGGGTCCGTCGCGCGTCTTACCACACGATCACCAATACGTGGAAAGCCGCAGAAGGCAACCAAGAGCACTTGGCCGCACGAATCGCTACCATGGTCTGTGATGAAGAGGGCGGCCCTATCCTGTCGACTGCCGATGTACTCGGTACGGCGGACCCGGCACGCGGCCCGATCTGCGATACGCTGTTCCTGGCGCTGATCACCGCGGTAAACGAAGTCAACTCGGCAAAGACGATCCCCCAGAAGACCTCTGGTTCGAACTAGTCCTGAACGGTGTAGGCGGCCGGACGGTCGCCGAAGCCCAACAGAACCTGTCGATGGTCGAAGCGCGGCAATGGGCGCAGTACATCCGCCGCCACGGGGGGCTGAACATCGCTGAACGCGTCGAGCAGGCTGCCGCGTTGATCTGCGCAACCGGCGCGCAACTGATGGGCAACAAGAAAGTAAAGGTTGCGGACTTCATCCCTAACAGGGAATCCGACGATGAACTGCGGTATGCTACGCCACAAGACTTCTTAAAAGTGCTCCAAGCGTCGAGGAAATAACTTTGGCCGTATCGTCCCTGGGCGCCCTCACAATTGACCTCGTCGCGAATACCGCAGGTTTCGAACGCGGTATGGATCAGGCCGAGCGCGCTTTGGCGTCGACCACGAAGGAAGTGAAACGACAAGAAGCCGCGCTAGACAGGCTCATCGGTCAGATCGACCCGACCGTTGCGGCCTACAGCCGCCTCGACAAGATGGAGCAGCAGCTAGAAGCGCACCGCAAAGCGGGCCGGCTGCCGACCGAAGACTATAAGCAGTACAAAACCCAACTGGACGCCACGCGCGCTTCCTTGGCGCAGACTGATGCGGCCCTAGCGAAGAGCGGCATGTCGGCCAAGGCTACCGCCGCAGCGCTTCGCGGCGTGCCGGCTCAGTTCACCGACATCGCTGTCTCGCTCCAATCTGGGCAAGCCCCGTTGACTGTCCTCCTGCAACAAGGCGGCCAGCTCAAAGACATGTTCGGCGGCATCGGGCCGGCGGCTTCCGCCCTCGGCGGTTATATCGTCGGGCTGATCAACCCCTTTACTGTGCTAGCCGCTACCCTCGGCACGATCACCGCGCTATTCATCGACGCGGAGAAAGAAGCCAGCGCCTTTAACAAAGCGCTGTTCAGCGGCTCGGCAGCGTCAGGGCAAACCGCTTCGTCTCTATCCGAGATCGCGAGCAGTGCGGCGATCATCACCGGCAAACTCGACGAAGCGCGCAAAGCGGTTATCTCCCTGGCCAGTGCCACCGGGCTCAGCGAAACGCAATTCCGTAACTTGGCTTTGGCCGCTACGGCCATCGGGGAGTTCACCGGCAAAGGCGCGGCGGACGTTGCGAAGTCCCTCGGCGACTTGGGCGACAACGCGACAACCGCAGCGCAGAAGATCAGCGCGCAGTACGGACTGATCACCAACGCGCAGTACGAGGTTATCAAAGCTCTCGACGATCAGGGCAAGAAGCAGGAAGCCTTGGACGTTCTGAGCGCTACCCTGGCCGAGAACGCTCAGAAGCGTTTGCAGCAGTACCGCGACTCGCTGTCCGACCTTGAGAAAGATTGGGACGACATCGGTACGGCGATCAGCAACGCCTACAGCAAAGTGCGCGGAGAACTTTTCCCGGACGCCGCCAAGCAGATTGAATTGCTGGAACGCGTTCTGCAAACCCGGAAAGAAGGAGGCATCGCGGGCGCGATCTCCACCGGCCTCGGCGAACTGTCGACCTCCCTCGGCTTGGCGGAAGAAACCACAGAGGCTTTGGAGAAGCAGCTAGCCCTGCTGAAGCAACAGGAAACATCCAAAAAGGCGTCGGCAGAAGCCGAAGGTAAATCGGTCCGCGAAAACCAAGCATTGATAGCAGCCGACGCCGAAAGGCTGAAGGCGTTGAAGAACGCGCCGAAGCCTAAAGAGTTCCGCGAAGACGCCGGCCAGCGGATGTTGAACACTCTGCGCGAGCAGGCGGCCGCGTTGCAGGTTCAGGCCGACACGAACGAGAAGCTTGGCACTCAAGCCAAAGCGCTTGCCGCTTTCGAGCAGCAAATTGCCGACATCAAAAACAAAGGCATCACGACCGCCGACCAGAAGTCGCTGCTCGCCTCTGAGGATCTATTGCGCGCGCAGCTAAAGCGCAACGTAGCTTTGGAAGAGGAAGTAGCGGCGCGCAAGCAGTCGACTATCGAAGCCGGCAAGCTGGCCGCGTTCCAAGAGAACCAAGCGTCGAAGCTTAGCCAAGCGCAGGAAGGCTTAGACTCTTCCCTCGTCGGGCTCGGGCAAGGCGACCAGTTGCGCGAACGTCTCAAGGAAGACTTGGCGATCCGTAAGGAATACCAATCAGAAGTCGACAAGCTGAACGCGCAATTCAACAAGGGGCAGATCAGCGAAGAGCTTTTCGAAGAGCAGAACGCAATCCTCGAAGAAGCCCTGGCTACGCGCTTGGTGATGCAACAGGACTACTACAACCAAGTGGACGAAGCGGCCGGTAGCTTCTTCCTTGGCGCCTCGGAGTCGTGGAGCAACTACCTGACCGAAGCCACGGACGTAGCGGCGCAGACCCAAACGCTCTTCGACGGCGCATTCAGCGGCTTGACCGACGCGCTCTATAACTTCGTGACCACAGGCAAACTGTCGTTTCAAGACCTGGCCGCCAGCTTCGCGCAGACCGCACTGAAGATGTTGATTCAGTACGCGGCGGCTCAAGCCATCGCGGCGGGGCTCAACGCCTTCACGTCCACGGCAGCGATCCCGGTTGTCGGTCCTATCGCCGCACCGGCTGCCGCTGCTTCAGCCCTGGCCTACGCGGGCGGCCTGTCGGCCAGTATCGCGGCGGTCGCCGGCATGGCGCACGACGGTATCGATTCCGTCCCGCAGGACGGCACATGGCTTTTGCAGAAAGGCGAGCGCGTGACCACGGCGCAGACCAGCGCCAAGCTTGACAAGACCCTGGACGGAATGAAAAGCCCGAGCGGCACCGGCAACACTACGGTAAACTTGATCGAAGACGCCTCACGGGCCGGCCAAACCGAAACCCGCGAAGAGGACGGTCAAAAGTTTATCGACCTGTGGATCTCGAAGCTCTATTCGGATGACGACGTGATGGATGCATTGAACCGTAAGACCGGATTGCAAGGCGTGGGCCGCTGATGGCGATTCCTGTCTACCCCGAAGGGCTGCCTTGCCCCCTGCGGGAGAACTACGCCTTCACGCCGGTCAACAATATCCGTCGCACGCAGATGGACAGCGGGCGTGCGCGCCAGCGTATCGAGTTCCGCAATTTTCCGACCATGGTTCAGCTTCAGTGGGTCATGTCAGCGACACAGGCAATCATATTCGAAGCATGGGGCGCGCAAGTAGTCGGCGCCGGATGGTTTACCATGACTCTGCTTACGCCTCTCGGCTTCGAGCAGCAAGAGATACGCTTTACGGAAACGCCGGTAGGCGGCGAGCTTACCGGCAAATTCCTGTGGCGCTATCGCGTCGTTTGCGAAGTCCGAAACCGCCCATTGCTTGATCCGGGATGGATAGATTTTCCTGAATTCATATTGGAAGCGGATATCATAGACCTTGCCCTTAACAGGGAATGGCCGCTTAATCCATGGCAGATCTACGCCGACGCCATGGACACCGCAATTAACGAGGACTGGCCGCAGCCATGAGCGCATACAATACTTTGAACCCGGTCCCGTCACTCGATCCGCGCGACTTGGACGACAACGCGACAATCCTCGACCGTCTGCTTAATGAAGCGGTGCCGAGTGTGAATGATCGCATGGGCGTGCCCCGCAAAACGTGGGCACAGGTAGAGATCGACGCTTCGGTGCTTATCAGCCCAAATCTCACCGCCCTAGCCGGTTTGACGGGTGCCGTCGATACCGCACCTCTGTTCACCGGTCCCGGTGCCATGACCACGATGACTGTGACGGCCGCCGGCCGCGCACTGATCGACGATGCTGACGCTGCCGCACAACGCACAACGCTCGGCGCGGCGCCGGTTGATAGCCCTACGTTCACAGGAACTCCGGCGGCCCCGACAGCAGCAGTGGGTGATAGCGATACTTCCCTCGCTACAACGGCCTTCGTCCAAGCGGAGATCGCTAACAAGCGCGCATGGCTCAGCTTCACGCCTTCGGTAACGGTAAGCTCAGGCGCGTATACCTTGGCCAGTGCCACCGGGCGGTACATGGTCGCCTTCGGCATCTGTCATTTTCAGATGACCCTTACTGTAACCACTAAAGGCACCGGCGCTTACCCTATTCTTACACTGCCGTTTCCTGCCTTGGCGGGCTCTCTGAACATGCCTTTCATCGCGGCGGAGATCCCAATTTCGGGCAACTCAGGACGCGCGGCTATACGGTCTGACCTGGCTTCGGTTCTGCTCGGCTCTTACAGCACACCGGACCTGGTTACCGCTGACGGCGCTGTGGTAACTATCTGCGGCTCATACCCTATCGCTTAAAAGGAAATACCCGTGGCTAATACTTACAACACCGGAAACCCTCTACCGTCCTCGGCGCCCAAGGATCTCTACGACAACGCTTCGAACTTCGACGACGCGATGAATGGGCCTTCCCCCGCATGGTTTGACCGTTTCGGTGTTCGTCGTGAATCGTGGGCCGGCTTGTCAGCGATGTTCAAAGACGCCATTGCTAACGTCGGCTACGTGTATACGGTCCCGCTTGAATACGCCGCAGGAATCGTGGTCAGTCTGCCTAACCACGTTTTCCTGAAAGACGGAGAGTACTACAAGCCTGTTGCTAGTCTGCCGCTGCCTTACACGACCACGGGCGACTGGCTGACCGAGGCCCCTAACTTCGTTTCGGTCGGCGATGCCGTGCTACGGACAGACCTGGCCAGTAACGACCCCGGCAAAGGGATCTCCCTCGTCGAAGGCGGCTTCCGTACGGTAGAGAACCTGGCAGCCTTGCGCGCCTTGACGGCTGCGTCCGGGTCTTCAGTGTTCGTGACTCGGCACTCTGCCGGGCGGGCGGGCGGCGGTATTTATAGACAGGTTCCAGGCGACGGCTCTACCGCTGACGACGACGGATACCGTATTACCTCCGGCGATGGTACACGGTGGGCTCGTGAGATAGTCGGCGGCATCTTACCGGAAGTGTATGGCGCGCCTCGCGATGGCGTGTCCAGCGATACGGCCGCCATACAGAAAGCTTTGGACTATGGGTACACCGCTGGCTACCCGGTTCTTTTTGCAAGCGGCGTTTACGTACTGGCGGTCAACTCTACCCCCGGGGCAACGTTCTGTCTGCTCAATAAAGGGACGAGCATGATAGGCGTAAATGCTGGCACAACCCTTCTCGTCCCGCATTCGAGTCTGTCTGTCGATACGGATTACTTCCAAATCCAGCCCGATAGCTCCGTGCTTGACTGGATGGAAATTCGTAATTTTATGATCTACCCGGGTTTCAGCGGAACGAAAAGAGGTAAGCGCTCCTTCCTGGTGAACATGGATCAAACGAGTAACGCCTCCTCTTTGCGTTTCGATGGGGTCTATTGCGGCCCTGGTAATGACATCTCGCTGTTGTGGCTTACAGACCCTGTTGATAACCTCCAAGGCGGGCCAGCGAACTCCGTGTTCACCCGTAGCCATTTCTGGGAAGGGGTACACCTTGTCAACCACGGCGACAGCATTTCGTTCGAAAACTGTGTGTTCCGTTCCTCCGTCGGCAGTGGACGTATCGGTCTGCGGACTCAAGGCATCAACCTAGGTGGCGGTCAGCCGTCACAGCTCAATGTGCGCAAGTGTAACTTCGACTGCGCGGGCGGCGCCTTCGTCGCGGAGTCCGGTCTAAGTGGCTCTTTCACCATGAACAACGTAGAGTTGTCCCATGGCACCGGGTCTTCTTCCGGCGCCGTTGTGGACCTGAATGGTGGCGCGGCATATATCGCCTATATGGACGTATCGGATAACAATATCGGGGTGTTCGGGGCCGGAGTCGTCGGGCAGTTGATCCGCGTCGCTAACGCCACGGGCGTCAAGATTCGAAACAACAGACTGTCCAGCGCAGGGCCGTCTTACGCTGCCCGCGCTATTCTGATCACGTCGGGAGCTACTGACACCGAACTGGAAGGCAACGAGATCGGTACTAATTTCGTTACCACGGTGGATGATAGCGGGGTAGGTACGCGGGGTATCCCGAGATCCATAGCACCTATTAACGGTTTCTCAAATTCCCCATCAGGAGCGGCGCCATTCTCAGTCAGCAAAGCCCCCGGCGATGGAGCTTTGAAGTTCACCTTGGATCTGCTGTGCCCCGCAGGCGGCGGGAGCGGTTCTGTGTTCGGGGTTTCGCCTTCAGGGTTTCGCTATGGGTTTCCTATGATGGGGTCCGGCGTAGGGACCACAGCAGCAGGCTTCTTTCAGCCCGTGAAAATATACGTGCAAACAAACGGGAACGTGTCTCTTGAGTCCGCCGAAATATGCACGCGCATCGAGGCAAACTTCTCGCTTCCAGGCCTTGGATTTATCAGTGGTAACCTCTGATGAGCGTTATCCTTGCGGAGGTTAACGCGGGGGCGAACGAGCGTTTTGATGAGATTATCAGAACGCTCGAACTGACCTGTCCGGCGTGGGACGCGCCCGTCTTCATCTGCACCGGGTTCGAAGACATCACGGCCGTTACGGAAGACGGCCGCACGGTGACCTTCATCGGCGCCAACATTGATATCGCCCTAGCCGCGAAGAACAACAAGGGCAATCAAACACTGGCCTTCACAGTGGACAACACCACCGGCGAAGTGTCACAGCGTGTCGACCAAGCCATCGACGGTGACGCTCGCGTGACGTGCATTTACCGAACCTACCTTAGCGGCAACCTGGCGGCGCCTGCTGAACGCCCTTACGTTCTGTCGCTGCTGTCCGGCGCTATCCAGGGGGTAGAGGCGCAGTTACAGACCGGTTACTTCAACATGATCGGCGTCGCATGGCCGCGCAACCTGTACACCGTGAACGAGTATCCGGCACTGAGGTACATCTAATGCTGTGGGTTAATCGTTATCTGGAAACGCGCTACGTGGACGGGGGGCGCGGTCCTGAGGATTACGATTGCTGGGGCCTTGTGCGCCAGGTTCGCCATGTCGAGCTAGGCTTTCCACTGCTGCCGGAGTATGGGTCGTTGCGCAATACGTCGCCGCGCGACTTCACCCGCGCGTATCGCCGGGAGAGCAGAGCGTTACGGGAATGCGGGCCGGAGCATGGCGCGATCGCGGCTGTGCTGATCGGCTCCATCTGCACGCACGTTGCTGTAGTGCTTGAATACGAAGGACAGTTTAAGATACTGGAAATCAACCCGACTCGCGGCCCTCGCTTCCTCCCCTTGGATAAGTGGCTGCGCGACCATAATCGAGTGACCTTCCATAATGATTGAAGTCTTCGCGAGCCGCCTTTCGGATACCGGGAAGGAAACCTACCGAACGCGCAAAGCGCAAACCATCTTGGCGTGGTTGCATGCCAACGGCGTTTCCTCCGATACGAATTTGAACAAGCTACAGATCAGCGTTTACCTGAACGGCGAACGGCTGCTGCCACGTCAGTGGGCGCAGACCTCCTTCAAGCCCTCCGATCACGTAGAGATCTACCGGGAGCCGGCCGGCGCGGATCCATTCTCGATTACCTTCGCGCTGATCTTCGGTGCGGCGGCCTTGCTTAAAGCCTTGGTTCCCAAGCTGCCGACCACGAACAGCAGTAGTCGCGGCCAGGGCAACCCTTTGGAGGAAGCCAGCGCCAAGGGTAACAAGGTAAAGATCAATGACGTGATTCCTGAATGCGCCGGATACAACCCTGCGCGCTATCCAGATTACGCGGTGCCGCCGCGCCGATACTTCGCCGGCCCTCGTGAACAGCGAATCGAAATGCTGTTGAACATTTCCAAGGGTTCGGTTCAGGTGCCTCCTAGCACCGTCAAGACTGGACAGACTCCTCTACTGTCCCTAGGTGACGACGCTAGCTTTTCGATCTACCAACCGGGGGCGAACCTAGCCTCGGAACCCGCTCGGCTGTTCTGGTACACCGCACCGGAAGTAGGCGCCAGTTCCACCGGTACAGCGGGGCTCGAATTGACTGTCAGCACGGACCTGACCACGGAGGCTACCGCGTCCGTCTACGCTTTCAACTCGACCACGGTTAGCATACCGACTGATGCAGGGACGTTCCCTGACGACTGGACATCAGGACTGATGCTGAACATCTTCGCGCCATATCCCTACACCGTCGCCGACGGGACCGGGACCGGCGGCCGGGACGTTATCAGTGGTGACATCGCGCAGCTCGGCTTCGTCGCGGGCGACACTATAGAAATCACGGGCGACAACGCCGGTCAGTACGCCGTCTTCTCTGCGACGCCTACCGAGCTTCAGCTCGACTATGCGTCGGGCGCCCCCGGTACAGGCTTGGTCGTCGGCGCGGTGTCCATGTCGATTACCTTCCGTGGCTCCCGTTACCGCATTCTAACCGCCGGCAGCTCTAGCCTATTGGTTGAGCGCATCAAGTCGAACGGAACAGCGGATGGCGGATGGCCAGGGTGGTCCAGCATGTCGTCGAACCTGGCGCGCGTTCAACTGGACCCTTCGAACTACCAAGGAGGCTACCGAGGGCCCTTCCCCGCGTGCCCACCGGGTGAAGTTATATCCGTACTGGAGTGGGATACCTTGTTCCCATCAGGGATCATCGGCTTGGGCGCGAAGGGAGATCAATACACCGTATCTTCGACGAATACGTTGGAATACCGCGACATGGCCCTAGGGGGTGCGTGGACCCCCCTGGTAAAGACTGAAAGCGGGAACACCCTTGACTCTCAAGGCTTTACCTATCGCCACACACTGCCTTACCCAATGCGGGCGGAAGCGCGTATGAAGCGAGAGCCGAAAGTCGGTGGGGTCGCTTCTAATGAAGTGCGCGACGCGGTGCAGTGGCTTCAGCTCAAAGGTCTGATGGAGAATTCCTCTCCATCCACATACGACGACGTGACGATGATCGCTTGCAACATCAGAGGCGGTGACCGCATTTCATCCCAGACGGAGAACCTCGTGTCGGTGGAATGTACCCGCATTCTCCCAGTGTTGCGGGGCGGGGTATGGCGCGCGCCGCAACCGACGCGGGAGATCTCCGCGTGGATAGGCCACGTTATACGCAGCGTCGGGTATAACGACACTACGGACATCGACCTGGCCGAACTTGATCGTCTGGAGCGCACCCGCTGGACGCCACGCGGCGATACTTACGACCGGATCGTCACGGACTCTGGAACGGTGAAAGCGAACCTGATCGAATGTTTGCAGGCTGGGTTCTCCGAGCTGACCATAGATCGCGGCGTTTTGGTGCCGGTGCGTGATGAGCCACGCGGCGAAGTGTTCGACCACGTTTATAATCCGCAGATCATGATCGATCCGTTGGCCTATGAGTTCAAGGCGCCGAACCAGCCTGACGACTACGACGGCGTGGACGTTGAATACTTCGACCACATAACGCGCCAGTACGAAACGGTGCAATGCCGACTGCCGGGTGATCTTGGCACACGCGTCGAGCAGGTGAAGCTTGAAGGCGTCTGCGTTCGTTATCGTGCGTGGCGTATCGGTATGCGGCAGCGTCGCTCGCATCTGTACCGCCGTCGCGAATATAGCTTCCGCACAGAGCTGGACGCGCTGAACAGCGGCTACCTGGACTACGTGGCGCTTGGCGTAACGACGCCAGGCTACGGTCAGTCGGCTTTGGTAGAGAGCTATCAGGCCGGCCCGCCTGTGACGGTAGGGTCGTCAGAGCCTTTAGACTGGACGAAGACGGGAGCCTATAAAGTCGTGTTGCGCCGCAAAGATGGCACCGCTTCGGGGCCTTACTTCGCTACGCGCGTAGACGATTACACCTTCACCATTCCGACACTGGACTTTGTGCCGGACCTGAGCGGGCAGATCGACACGCCGCCTATCATCCAGTTCGGCCATGAATCGAGGTGGTGCTTCCCGGCGTTGATCACGGAGGTGAAGCCGAGCGGCACGAAGTCGTGTGCCGTTTCTGCGGTGAACTACGACGTGAGGATGTACGCAGACGACGACAACTTTCCGCCCGCATAATCATGCGTGATACACTTTGGTGCATCTACGACCGACCCCAAGGGGCGCTGCGATGTTCGACAAGTGTAGCCCGGAGTTCGTTTCAATCTGCTTCATCCTGGCCGCTGTAAACCCGTGGGCGGCTACCGGTGCCGCCTTCGGATGTTGCTTTTTCCTCGCCGCGCCCATGGCGACCAATGGTTGGCAACGCTTCAAGCTGATGATGTTTTCTTGGGGCATTGGTTACGGGAGCGGGGTGTTCTTCTACGGTGGTGGGCCGCCGTGGAACGAGAAGGCGATGATGGTCAGCGCGGCACTCTCTGCCCTTGGCGCTGTCATATTTACTGCGTTCTACTACGTGATCGACAAAAATGGCCCATTGCCATCTTGGCTTGAGAATATTTTAGATCGCATCCCCTTGTTCAAACGAAACGGTGACAGCGATGGACTTTGAAGCGGTGTTGTTAGGTATGCGCGCTCTGGTCTACTTCCTGACGTTCCTGATCATCGCCTCATTCAAAGCGGACGGCTGTCGCTGGCGCCCAGGTGTCTCCCTCTTCGCGTGGGGTCTTGGCGGATCGTCCTTCGCCTTCTCAGTGCTCATAGCTACCGACTGGCCGCACAACCTGTTCATGGGCCCACAATGGATTCCCACGGTCTACAGTCTGTGCGTGTTCTCCCTGGTCGCAAGGTGCCGGGGCAACCTAGCCAACCTTCTCCCTAAGTTCAAACCCCGGACGCCTCTCACATGACTCTAAAATCTGACATTGCGGCGGGCCTCGCGCTCTTGCCGGCCAGTATGAATTCGACGGGTGCTTCCGTTCTGCTCTACGCTACGAACCTTCAAGAGAACCCACGGCGACTGGCGCAGCAAGTCGGCGGTCCTGCCGTGGGCGACTACCAGTTCGAGAAAGGCGGCGGTGTCAAAGGCGTAATGTCGCATCATGCCGTGGCGTACCTTACTCGCGCGGCGTGCGACGCTCATAAGGTGGAATTCAAAGCCGGACCAATCTACGAAGCGCTAAAGACCGATCCGGTCTTGGCCGCCGCATTGGCCAGGCTGCTGTACTACACCGATCCAGGTTCTATGCCATTTGCTGGTGACGAGGTGTTCGCCTGGCGGATGTACCTTCGCACATGGCGGCCGGGTGCCTACGTGCGTCAGCCGGAAGAACTCCGTGCGAAGTGGAAAAAGAACTACGCCGATGCGATGAGAGCCTATGACCTATAGGTGTCTTGCCGCGTTCCTGATCGGCGCTGCTGGCGCGTGGTACGTCCAGGGGCTGCGCTGGGATAACGATGCGCAGGCTGCCGACTTGGTAACGGCGCAGGCAATCAGCGCGAACGTGGACGCAGTGAACCAACAGCTAATCGCGTCACGCGCACAGACGGAAGCCATCCGGCAGACGTTCCTAGAGTACAAGGCAGGTAAAGAAAATGAGACGAGTGCTCTTGAGCGGGCTGTTGCTGATGGCACTAAGCGGTTGCGTGTCAAAGCCAGTTGTCCAGCAGTGCGCGCTGATGGAACCATTCCCGGCGGAGCTATCAGCGGAACCGCAGAACTTGACGCCTCTGTTAGATCGGATTATTTCGAATTGAAGCGAGGGCTTGACCGGCAGTTCGCCGAGTTGCAGTTCTGCCGGTCGGAATTGAGGAAGCGTTCAGCGAAGTCGGCGCTTACAACGGGTACACGCGGGGAAGTGTCCGCCGTCGGTAATGTTCCTTAGAGGTCCGCACTCACATACCTTCGGCGCGAATTCTGCTTTTCCGGCCACCCTCCGAGTGGCTACCGCGAGATCAGTATGGCCTGAACCATCGCCGCTAGTTATTACCTCGAATTGCTGGCAAGCGAATTCCACCGCCGCACTCAGCCGCTTATTCTCTTCGCGCAGTTCGTTGCACTCTTTGAATGCTGCCGCGACATTCTCGTCCAGTCTAGTTTCTCTCATTTCGCTTTCTCCTCTTCGAATTGGATCAGCATGTCGATGACGTGCTTCGCCTTGCGCAAGTCCTCGATGCCGCCCTTGTCACGAAACCGGCTGATGTACTTGATAGCGGTGTGCTGGCAGGCGTCTAAGCCGTTCTTCATCGAGTATTCCATCGGCTGGATGGCCATTTTCGCGTAGTGGTCGCCGCCGACTTGAACGTCTAAGGCTTTAGGTTCGGCTAATTCTTTGCGCTGTTGTACGCGATCCATATTCTCTTGAATATCGTCGCAGAATCCTAAATGGTCACGCTTTCCGCAAACATTGCAAGTCATGCTGCGTCCTCAATAGTTTTAAACCCGCGTTCTTTCATCGCTTCCATCAAGATATCCTGCACCTCGCGTTTGCTCTGCAAACGTTCCATTACCAGCTCGTCCACGGTGTCGGCTGCCATGATCAGGTGCATGAACACCGGACGCTTGAACCCAGCCTGCAACTGGCGCGTAGGGCCTATACGCTCGATGAACTGGAGGAACTGCTCCAGGTTCCACGAGTAGCCGAAGAACGCCATTATGTTGCTGTGATACTGCAAACCGTCCACGCCGTGGCCCATGCTCGCCGGGTGGCCGAACCACACACGGCCTTCGCCCGCTTGCGCCCGCTCCAGTCCGCCTTTCTCGGCCAGGTCGATGCCGTCCGGGAAACGCTTCTTAAGCCGCGCCAAGTCGGACTTGAAGTTGTACGCGGTCAGCACTGGCATACCGGCGGCTTCCTCGATGATCTCTTCCAGGGCGTCCAGCTTCTCGTCGTGGATCTTCTCCCACTGCGTTCCGCCTTCCAGGTATGCGGCGCCGTTTGCGATCTGCAAAAGCTTCATCGACTTGGCCGCCGCGTTCAGCGCTTCGATCTGCTGTCCGCCTTCCAGCTCCATGAAGAACTGTTTCTCCATCTGCTTGTACATGACCTTGGCGGCCGGCGGCAGTTCGACCATGATCTTGTTGATGATCGGCGCTTCAAGGTCGAACCAGTCCGCCGCGTCGATGGTGATGCACACATCGCGCAAGGCTTCCTGGATCTGCTCCTGCGCTTGATCGGTCGCCTCTACACCGAACCCGGTATGCGAAGCGCGAAACCAACGCTGCTTGAAAGCGTCGAACGTCCGGCCTAAGCGGTCGCCTTTGTCCACAAACCACATCTGCCCCCACAGATCCTGTAAGCCGTTAGGGCTGGGCGTACCGGTCAACAGGATGATGCGCTTGATCTTGGTGTGCGCGACCCGGGCGAGTGCCTTGGCGCGCTGTGTACCCTGCCGTAAGCGAAAGCCTTTCAACTTGGTCGCTTCGTCGATCACGACAGTTTTAAAGGGCCACTTGTCGCCGAAGTGTTCGACCAGCCAGGGCAACTGTTCAAAGTTCGTCGTATAGATCGGCACATGAACGCGCAGCGCTGCCTGCCGATCCTTCAACGAACCAATGACCGGCACAACCCGCAGATGCTTCAGGTGGTTCCACTTGCGAACCTCGTTCGGCCAGGTTGTCCGGGCAACGCGCAGCGGAGCTACTACGAGCACGGGGTAAACGTCGTCAGTAAGGCTCAAGTCTTCAAGCGCAGAGAGCGTCGAGGATGTCTTCCCGGTGCCGGGGGAACTCCAGACAGCGCAACGCTTGATAGCCTTGATGTAGTCGCTGATCAGTTCCTGATAGCGGCGGGGTACGAAGTCAGTTGCCATCTTTTTTCACCTTCAGGCCTGAGGCTTCTATGGCGGATATAACCTCTTCGGATTTCATAAGCTCGCCATCCGGGTAGCCGTCGTAGCCTACGGTTCTCGGTAACTCGATCTCAATGGCTGTGCGGGAAGCGTTCCACGCTGCTTCCATAAGTTCTTCGGATTGCCACCCCAATGAGACGCCGCAGCGTTCGCCTAAGTCTTGTTGCTCCTCGAACCAATCCTGAAATTTCCGTGAGTTTGACATCAGCCGGCCACCCCAAAAGTATCACCGCGCCATACAGGAGTACCACGCAGCAGAGCGCCTAGCATCCAGTCAACCTGCTGCGTACTATCAAGCCAGTAAACGAGAGCACCCACCGCACGGCGACGGTCATGGTCGCGCACCTGAGCTTCGGTAGGCTTTTTGCCGGTCGCTTTCAGCTCAATGAACAACACGCGACCGCTGAAGGTGATAATCCGATCGGGCACCGAACGACGCTGGGGGCTCGTGAACTTGTCGCACAGCGCGCCAATCTCTTTGCAGCGCTTGACGAGGTACGCTTCGATATCGCGTTCTAGCATGACAAATCCTCAAAGGAATCCACGGTGCAAAGCCGAACGACTTCGAGGCAGGTAGCTTCATCCATTAGCATCATGTGGCATTGCTCTTTCGGAATCTTCAGTTCCTTCGCCAACCAGTGGTAAGCCTCATTGCGCGACATCTTTCCGCTTTCCCACTTCGGATCGAAAGCTTTATGCGCCATCATTCGCGCACGGGCCAAAGGGCTGCCCGGCTCTGCGCTTTTCGATTTAGAACGAACGCGACCTACCGGCATGCGGCCGTCTTGCATACGCTGTATCAAGTAATCCGCTTCTTCACCCATCACAAACCCTCCTCTAGATGTACGCAAGCTTATGCAAGATTCGACTTGTAGTCAACCTTTCCGGTAGCGATATGCTTCGAAGCCGGCAGCGGCGAGCGGTAAGCCTTCTGTCCAGTAGCAACCGGCGGACATAAGTTCGGCCAGGTGTTCGTGCGTGTAGTCGTCGGTGTCCGGCGCTTCGCTGATGATTTCATCGTGGACGGTCAGAACGATTTCATAACCGGCTTTCTCGATTGAGGGGAGGGAGTACGCGAGTACGTCACGCGCAACTGCCTGGCAAATATTTTCAACGAGCCGGCCCCCGTATGTGCGCAGGCGCTCCCACTTTCGAGTGAACTGGTTCACGCCCATGAACGTGATTCCGCCGTCATCTTCAACGCGAGGGTTCGGATAGCAGAGGTAGCGGCCGGAAGGAAGCATGATTCGGAGCCACGCGCCGTCGCGCCGGATCTTGTGCATACGGCAGGTAAGCGTTTGGCCCGGGCTGTTGATAGCACGCCGCACAACATCTTCCAGCTCTTTCCACCATGCGGCAATCGCCGGGTTCGTTTCGCGCCACAGGCGTTTGAAGCTATCGCAGACGATGAACGCCTGATCGCTCAAGCCGTATTGGCTTTTGCCCTGGCCGAGTTGCCACTCTAGAAAACTAGCGGCGTCGTCACGGGTAGCCGAGGGTATAACGTCCCAAGCTTTTTCCGCCATATCCTCCAGGTCGATGCGGTACGTCAACGCCCCTGTGATGTACGCCCCTACACCGCCGGCGTAACCTAGCATCAATTCTAAAACTTTTCCGATGCTCCGCTGAGGTTTGTCTACGCTGGCGGGGTCGATGCCGAAAGCCTTCGCGTAAGCGAGTTTGTACATGTCGTGGCCGTCGCGCAGATCGAAGTCCAAGAACGCTTCCAGCTTCCAGGCTTCCCCCGCCAGCCAGGCCAATACCCGGTTCTCAATACCCGCCAAGTCGGCTACGACAAATTTCTTTCCGGGCGACGCGATGAACACTCCGCGAATCGCGCTTGAACACTTGTCCATAACGGTAGGGCCGCCGATCAGATCTTCAGCGTCGTGCAGCAGTTCTTCGATAGCGTTGCCCACGCCTTCAGGGCTTAGCGTACCCCTTGGGAGGTTCTGGGGCTGAATTAGGCGCCCTGCCCAACGCCCCGTGCGCAACGCCCCGCAGAACGCCAGCAGACCGCGTAGGCGGCCGTCAGAGCTAACACCATTGATAACCCTGGTGTATTTGCTGTTGGATGACTTGCTCGACTGCTGGCGGACGCGCAGCAAATCCTTCAGCTCTTCCGGCATGTCCTCGTTTTCCAGTGCTTTTTCCAGGGTGCTCCCTTTCAAGTCCTTCAGCGCAATGCCGTACGCTTCGAGGATGTGCTCCAACATCCTGTCTCGCTGGTTAGCGCTGGCGACCGCGCCGTCCGTCATGTCATGCGCTTGGCGTGACAGCTCCTTCTGCGCGCGGTCTGACGCACGAATAGCGGCATGCGCCAGGTCTAGATCCATCAGCACTCCGCGTTCGTTGATGCGCTGATCGAGGTGCCACAATTCCTTTTCCGCAGCGCGGTAGTTCCACCGAGGCAGCTTCTTGTAGATCTCGCGCATAGCCTCGATGTCGAGACGCCCGTACTCGCGAAACGCTTCCCACTCAACTGGATGCGTTTCGCGAGTAGCGCGCCGTAGGATCTGATTTTTTGGCCGGGGTTTGCAGAACAACTGGATCAGCGCCTTGCCGGCCTTGTCCTTCGCCTTGTCCTTCGCGATCCCGAGGATGTCCCCCAGCTTCTCCAGAGCGCCCGGCAAGCTATGTGCCATAGCACATACCATCGTATCGAACGTCTCTTCTACGGGGATCGTGAAGCCAATCGCGTGAGTCATTACTGTTCGGTCAAACGCGCTGTTCTGAATCACCTTCTCATAAGACGGATCGGCCAGGAGTTCCATCAGATCCGAAACATCTTCATCCCCGTCGCGAATTTCTACAGGCCCGTCGCCGACCGCCCACTGCCACATGATGATCTCGGCGCCTTCTGCATAACGGTGCGTCCCATTGTTGATCGGCGTCTCGCAGAAGGTTTCCGTGTCGAGGAAAATGCATTTGTCGAGGTTCATCATTTCCTCACTACAACTTCTAAGGCCGCGATCTCGCGGTTGATCAGTACCAATCGCTCGGCCATCTCCACGCGCTCTGCATCGGGGTTGCGCGGGTCTACAACGAACTCGGCCAGGGTCTTACGGCGGCGGCGCATTTCCTTTACCAACCCCAACAGCACCGGCATATGCAGCTTCAGCTCGCGATGCAGGTAACGCTTATTCGATTTGCGAACTGAAACACCGGCTTTACGCAGACGGACACCAACCATCTGCTGGCTGCAACCGAGCTGGGTAGCGATCTGCTGCTCGGTCATTCGATCCTCCAAGTACATCGCAACGATTGTTTCTGTCGCAATCGGCAGTGTCATACGACCACCTCATAGCGGATGTTGAAGGTAATGGCACTGCCGTCTGCAAAGTGCATGGTGATCGTGTCTTTTACCCTGTCCAGTTGGCGGTAGGACATGAGCGCAATCGCTTTGCGGTAAGGGTTATCTGAAGCGCGGACTTCATCGGATATCGACATGACGATCTCCCTACTTGATGAACGGATAACGCGATTTGTAGAACTTTGCTGCGTAGAGCGCGGCGGCGGGTTTGTAGCCCTTGGCGCGGAGCTTCTTGTAGCACTGGATGCTGAATGCGATGCTCATTCGACCTCCACCATTTCAACTGTTTGCCGGCCAGTGTGTTCGTAGCGTTTCCAGCCATTTTCACGAGACGCTTCGATCTTGGTGTAGATCCCTTTCACAACTGCCCGAACTTGACCATCCTCCAGCGAACCTTCGCGCAATTCCAGAACATCGAAATCATGGTGCGCATCCTTTTCCAAAAGCTGACGAGCTTTTGCGAGATCAATCGCTGTTTCGAGATCGAAAGCGTACGGCCCTACATCGTGGCGATACACCGCTGACTGAACTACGACAAAAATCGACGTTGGCTTCTTCATTTCCCGTTACTCCCTGCGTTTGTTTTCGTTAAAGCAAATGTACAACGCATTACTTGTATTGTCTTGCGTATCCCGACGAGCGGTCAACAAAAAGCCCGACGAGAGCCGGGCCTTCTGATGTTGCTTTAGCGGTTAGGCCAGGTCGTCCGCGTCAGCGCCGTCTGCGATCTCTTCGAAGTCGCTCGCATCAGCCGAGGTGCCGCCACCGGAGAACGCTTCGCCGTCTTTGACGAACTGGATGCCTTGCAACTGGGCATTCACCTTCTTGCCGTACTGGTTGTCCTGCGCCCATACGTCGATGATCACGTTGACGTAGCAGCCGGAGTAAGGCTTTCCATCGGCGGCGACCAGGGGGCTGCGGTCGCGATCGACTACGGTCGGGCGAACGGTGTTGTTGGCGTTGAAGAACAGGTTACCTTCGTAGCCGACGTAGGATGCCTTGCTGTCACCGTCGTGGATCAGCAGGTTGTCACCGGCCTTGAGCTCTTTGCCGATCTGCGCCCACTTGGCGCCCCACTTGGCTTTGCCGACTTCTTCGATCACGGCGCGCAGCGCCTTGATGCCCGGGTGATCAGTCGGGAAGATGAAGGCCGCAGCGAACTTGCCATCTTTGTTCGGCTCGAAAACATCAGGGAAGGCCAAGCGAGCGTTTGCGAAAGTGTGTTTCATGTTGAATCTCCAGTCTATTTTGAGGGTTCTATTTCTGTTGGTTTAGCAAAGGTCGTCGAAGTTATCTTCGACAATCGGTTGTTCTACTTCCGCCGGCAGCTCTTCGAACTGCTCGGCAATCGCCATGCTCAAAGCTGGACGCTTGTCGCTGGCCGGTGCTACGGATGGCTTGCCATCGCTACGGCCGATCAATGGTTGTAGCTTGTTCCACTTGCGCGGGTTAGCTTCCTTCAAGACCTTCTCAGCCGTTGTGGGGCTGATCAGCTTGAAGTCGTACATTTGGTCGACCTTCAGGCGCATCGCTTTCAGCGCGGCTTCTGCTTCCTCCTCGCTGGTCCAGCTACGCGCACCCTGTCGACCTTCGACTAGCTTGTAGCGCGCATCTGTGAACTTACCGGCCAGTAGGCGGCGCTCAACCTCAGCGCGTACCGCTTTGGCAAAGCCTTCGATCATGTCGGCCGCATCCATCAGCGTCGCCAAGCGCTCATCTTCCGCCGTGGTCAGCCGTTCGGTTGCCGCTTCAAGCGCCGGGCGAATGCTTGGCTTCTTTACTTGGAAGAAAGCGTCTTGGTGTTCTTCAGATGCGTAGACCTCGGGAACGAAGGTAATCGCCTTGGGCGTCACGCCGAAGCTTTGTGCCAAGAGCTTTTCGGCTTGCGGCATTTCGACTTTGACAAAGCCTTTTTCCAAATCAACAAACTCGCCCACGATAATCTCCGTTGTAAAGTCGATTCGCTCGGCGCAAGTTGCGGAAGCCTTACAGAATCGGCACTGTTTGTCGCCGGGTACCGCAGTCAACCCTTCAGGCCCTGCCAGGATGCGTTTAGATACCTGGCGGATCTGTTCAATACGCTCGTTCATCTCGGCGATGTTGAGTTTCCAGCAATCGAAATGATTTAGCCGTGGCTGAAGAATATGGAGCTCGACTTCTTCGATCTCCCCGAGTGCGTCGAAGTCCGCGACAGCCGAAGCCGCGTACATAAGAAGCTGCTCGTTGCCTTCGGCGAAGACCTGGACGCCGCGGCCGAATTTTAAATCCATGCAAAGAAGCTTATTACCCTTGACGATCACTACGTCACTCGTGCCCGTCGCTCCTCGCTCTCCGGTGATGAACTCAATCGAGAGAGTCTGCTCCGGGTAGATCGTCGCGCCTTCCGCCAGTGAGTAAATCACGTCGAGCGACTTCTGAACTTCATGGGCGAAGTCGTTTCCAACCGGCCATTGACCGGACGTGTGGAACTCCGTCTTGCCGTCTTTTACCTGAATTCGCGTTCCGAGGAAGTGCGAAGCCTCTACGCCTTTCTCAAGGCATTGCTCTTGCAGGAAGTGGGCGGCGGTTCCCTCGTCGGAGGCGTCGTTCCCCATGTCTGGGTAGTCCTTCTCTCGATAGGGTTTAACGTTGCAACGCACCCACGTTGCGGCGCCACTTGGGGAAAGGAATGCGTGACCGCTCATGCCAACCCCCTTTCCCGAAGCTCGTCGTCATCCAGGCTTTGTTCCCATACTGACGCGTCGTCCATTGCTTCTAACAGCTCGCAGTTGTTGTACGAATTGATAACGCGATCAGCGTAATTGCCACTCTGCATGTCTTCTTGCGAGGCGCCTAGTTCTACCCATGCGCGGAGCACATCAATTGCTTTGACCATGGTTCAACCCTCAAGCGCTTGCAGATCGGCGTAAACGGCTTCCAGCTTCACTTGGTCGTTCACTGTGCTGAAGTCGTCTTCTTTGTCCAGCAGCACTTTGAGGTTGGCAATGCCGTGCTTAGCGTTCAGCGCCTTGATTGCGTCACGCTGCGTCGGGGCCAGTTTGAGCACCAGTGCGCGGACGGTTTCGTATGGGATCGCAGGATCTACGTCCTTCGATTCTTTCTCTTTACGTTCTTCAACTTTCGCTTCGTGCTTGGCCTTCACTTCTTCAATTGGCTTGAGGTTGCCGGCTTCCGCATCGGCAATGCCTTCCGCGATCTTCTCAGCATCGGCCTTTGAAGTCTTTGCAGGCGTACGCCCGGCCAGGGAGAGGGTCAGCAGCTTTACGGCTTCGGTGTTCGCGAGCAGCGCTTCGGTATGGGCTTGAATCAGGGCTTCGATCGACATGTTGCAAGTTCCTTTTTGGTTAAGGTGTGCCGCAGATGGTAGAGAGCGGCACAAGGTATGTCAAGTGGTTTAGTTGCTAATACTTGTAGCTTTATCTACGGCTGATTTAACGCGCTCAAGGAGAGCAGCACCAAAACCTAGTGGGAGGGAATTTGCTTCCTGCCCTGTGAGCCGCAAAAAGTCTTTGCAACAGGCTAGTAGATCCGGCGCAGCAGAAATCAAAGCCGCATCAGCTTCTGATACGACGTAGGCGATTACTTCGAAAGCCCCCGTCTCGATACTGAAATCCGTATCAGAATGTGCTTGGCTATCGCCGTGTGCTTTCCATGGCCCTGGTGCGCCTTTAAATTCATTCATGTTGATTTCCTTCTCCTTTCACGTTATGGATGCAGTACCAACCGTTCGATGGGCTGGCGCTGCCTTTGCGGTGGGTGCCGTTGTCGAACGGAAAGCCCGAGCACGGACACCCCAATTGTTTGTGTTCTTTCTTCTTGCGATACCAATCAATCCGGTATGTGCCGCCGCAGTCACAATGTACGATCGGCTCTATACCTTTTGCTCGAGCTTCACGGCACGCTTTGCACTTGCAACCGTTGCGCATGTTCTCGGGTAGCTGGCTCATGGTTCGCCGGCCATCGCAACGGCGGCACCTGCACGGATATCGGTTCATGCGGTGCCTTGGAAGTCGTCAGGGTGCATGCCGTAGAGCATTGCCATCGGCGCTCGAAGCAGCTCTCGCAAAGCGGACAGCTTTGATTCAAGGTCGGCTATGCGGGCATCTTTGCCGTCTAGTTCTGGATCTTCGTACATTTGCTGTGCTGCGGCGTATGTGGTGTCGCTGACGTAGCCGAGTTCGCCGAACCCTGAAAGGCTGTAGCCGATCAACTGGGCGAATTGCTCCCGATCTTCCTGGCCGAACTCAAGACGCGCCAGTTGGTTAAGATCGATCCCGCCGTTGTCGAGCAGGTGGCGGACGATAGCGTTTTCCTTGAAGCGCAGAACGCCTTTGTCGTCTAGCTGCAAGGGTTGAATGGGATGCTTCATGGGTAACTCCCTTATGCGAAATAGAAGCCGAGCAGGATCAACAGGAGGATGGTCAGGAACATGAAGTCGGCGTCGTCCATGGTTAATCCTTCTGTTTTGGTACGAGGGCGTCGACGATAAGGCGGATGTCCACAGCGGTTAGGTGGGTGTCAGGGGCCATGAGAAAAGCGCCTTCTTTGAACCGTAAGGCAATGTCGCTCCCATAGTCGGCGCCTTCAATAGAAAGGCCTAGGCGCTCGCACGCTTCCAGCGACTCGGCCAGGGTCAGTAACGCTTCAGCCTGTGCGCGGGTGATCATCTGTTTAAACTCCAGTACCTGACTTCCCATTTCTTGTCGGATTGCCGGGTGAAGTACTCGTGACGTCCGCCTAGCGACAGCCCCATGCAAAACGCTTCTGCTTCGTCTTTCGTGTCGAACCACTTGCTACTGGTCATTTCTTCCGATCTCCACGATTAGAATTCACAAGGGGCTTCTGGCCGTCCTTCAACGGCCAGGGCGATTCCGTATGGCAATCCGGGCAGTGAATAATGCGTAGGCTGCTCATGCGTATCACGTCCGGGTTACCGCACTTTGGGCATTGGAGGGTCATTTAGGCGGTTCCGACGCTACGTAGATCGGAGGGGCTGCTTCCATAAAATGTGCTTCTATAGCAGCCTTCAACCATGTTCTGTGGTCGTGGTCCCCGTGAGTGATAGCTTCGAAAAGGGATTCTTTCAATGCCATTAGCTTGTCGTAGTCAGTCGCGTAGACGTATTCGCCTGCCGCACCCTTAAATCGGTAGCGCTTTACGTCGTTCACGCTATAAATCCTCCTGGCATGGTTTTCACGTATCGCTTTGCCGCAGGCTGGTGCATCTGGCCTTTGGCACAGTCGCTGGTGTTGACTTTGGACATCTTGGGTTTCTTAGGCTGGGGCATCGGACACCTCAGATATTTAAGGCGGCGCATTGATAGGTAATGACGGCTGACTTTTTGTCTGAGAAATTCGGCCGTCCGGCTCTCGCGACTTCCCCAGCGTTTTTGCACGCCTGCTCTGTAGTGAAGCCAGTGGTAGACGATTGTGAGACGGCCACTGGCGACTCGTTATACCCGGCCGTGCCTCCGCTCATATAAATAGTGATGATCAGTGCATAGAGCATGTCGGCGATTCCTGTTTGGTTGTTTGCTTTCGATGGGTTCAATATACAAGCAGTTGCTTGCGTTGTCTAGTACTACCGACGAACGGTAGGCATTCGTTTAGGGTTGTGTTTCTTTAGTGGTTAGTTGTATGATGCGCCGACACCAACCTGAGGTCAAAGAAATGCTAGATAAGAAACGCTGGACACCGGCTGAAGCCGCTGCACGTGATCACTTCGCCGGACTGGCAATGCAGGAGCTTATGCGTAGTGCGAGATCAGTCGGCTATGACTACGAAGAGGGCTACGAGAAAGCGTTAAGCAAGCAGCGCCGGGAGATCGTCAAACGTGCGTACCAAATGGCTGACGATATGCTGCAACAACGCGCCCACGCTTTTTACGATCACGAGGCTTAATCCATGGACAAGCGACTCAAAGCACTGACTGAACAAATCATCAACGATGGCACCCACGGCTCTCTCCTTAATACGGTGATGTCCGCCAAGGCGTACACTGGCATT